CTTCATCTAAGAAACCATTTTGTTCACAAGGAACATTAACCACCGTCAATTGTTTGACGATTCTGGATGAGATTATTGGCTCCCTGTCTCGTAGTGGTACGAGGACAAAGGCACACCTCTTGTTTAAAACAGACAAGCTCCCGACTCACATGCGTGGGTTTGAGCAGCTTATCGGTCTGAAGAGGATAAAGCCAAAGGTGTGGACAATTGAGGGGACTTGCGTTTATGAAGCGGCTATGCTCGCTCGCGCAACATTGGAAGTCTTGAATGACTCCATCCCAAAAATTGGTTTACTCCCTGCGAAGGATCAGTTAGGTCTGTATCTTTCAGCGCGCGATTGGAGAAGTTGTGACTTCATATCCAACGCAAAATTCATGTGTGCGTACCCGATGGCGCGGTACTTGCATAATGATCTACCCAAGCGTCCGGCAATGTTTACCGGAAATCCCTTTATCTTTGTTGGCAAAATACGAAAGATCTTAAAAAATCGATTAGTATCTTATAATTCAAAGAATACCCTCCTATGGGCGGGTTACCTTCAAGGTATCAAGCGAGGCTGTGCGCCCGCTGACGGACTTTTCATCTTCGAGGCCATGTTAAAACATAAGGCCGCGTTAAGTCAAGTCCACCTTTTTGGAAAAGAGATTGATATAGAGAGCGTAGAGGAGCTTCGACCGTATTTTGCATCCATGTTCTGGTGGTTCAAGGAACCGAAACCGAGACTTATGGAGGCTTCCACGAGTGCTTCCTTCCAATCGACAAGATCGGAGGGGGGCGCCCGGGGTTATATACGGGAGAAAGAGGGGAGCCTTTCTGGAAAGGATGAGATGTTGAGAATTGTTGAGCAGAACGACCGATCGACTTTTGAAGTTCGAGGTGTTCCACAACCTTCTTTTTCATCCATGCTTTTAAAAGCCAGTAAGGCGCCAATTGAGGCAGTCGTGTCTGCAGTGCTTGAACCCTTGAAGGTTCGTCTCATAACCAAAGCCGATGCTTATCGACAATGGGTCTCACGGTTCTATCAGAGAGCGTTGTGGAAATATTTAAAATTATTCCCCCAATTCACTCTTATAGCAAGACCGATTGAGATAGAGGACTTAAAAAGCATGGCGGACAAGACACGCGAACTCAATCTCCCATTCACATTCTTCGTGAGTGGTGACTACTCTGCGGCAACCGACGGAATTAAGATACTTTACACTAGGATGGCCTTCGAAGCCTCCTTGGAGAAGTGTGTGGGGTACAGCGACCGACTTCTTGATGTTCTTCGCTCTGTTCTTTATGAACAGGAGATCAATTATCCGAATAAGTTTGTGAAATATGGTGGTTTACTACCTTTTCACCAGACGAGTGGGCAACTGATGGGAAGTGTTTTATCATTTCCTATCTTGTGCGTCATAAATCTTGTTGCTTATTGGAGATCTCTTGAAGAGTATACTGGAAGGCGGTTCGTACCTCTCGAGCTACCGGTTCTTATTAATGGGGACGACATTTTGTTTATGTCAAATCCTGATCATTATAAGATCTGGCTCAAATGTATCGATACTGTCGGCTTCTCTCTGTCGTTGGGAAAGAACTATATCTCTGATAAAATTCTCACCATCAATTCAGAGTTCTTTGAAATTCATTTAGTGAATGATTCGTACCGATTCAAGCGAATCGGATATCTAAATACCGGCCTATTAACAGGTCAGAGTAAGATTACAGGAAGAGATTCAGCGAAACTGGCCCCGATTTGGGATCAGTGGAACTGGATATGCTTCGACTGTGCGAATCCTGAGCGAACTTTACGCCGCTTTATTCACTATCGAAAGAAAGAGATTCTGAAATTAACTGACATGGGTCAGTACAACATGTTCCTCCCTCATCATCGAGGTGGTTTAGGAATGTGGTGTGTTGGCGAGGTTAATGTGACAAATTTTCAGCGAAGATTTGCTACTTTTTTGGAGAATAAGTTCAAAGATCAGGTTACGAAAGGACAGACCCCTTCAGGTGCTTGTCTCGGTATTGTTCGAACAGATGTGTTCCAACCCGAGTTACCTAAAGTGGGCTTCCGTAAACCTGATTTGATCATGGTGCAAATACATGAATTTAATGCTGAAGATGCAGATTATGTTGTTTTTGAGGATATACCTTATAAACTCCCCCTTCTTTCTACCGATATACCGTCGGAAGTGGGCACATGGCGTGTCCGTTTCCCTAGAACCCTCAAGGAGTTCCGGTCTCAGCGTCAGAATAGAATGGGTGATAGCGAGATATATGCCTGGCCATGGATCTTATGTAGGCGTTTGACTAAGTTCGAGGAGAAGGTCGAGATTGATGTTCCCAATCCATGGGAGATGTCAAATCTTTATCTTTCGACTCCTTTGTTGAACGTGCCGTCAAGCCGGCAACTACATTAGTATTCTTGGTGGACCTTAACAAGTCTTTAAACTGTTATATTGGGTCCTTGACCTAATCACCTAAAACGGTGATGATTTCTGAATCGACTCAGTAATCGATGTGGAATAACCTATGAAGAATGAGAAGCCCTCTGATCACTGATACGAAATAATATCAGGTTTATCATGGTCCAAACCAACAGACGCTGGTTTGCAACTCTTCAAGTTAATATTCCACCTCTCGGTGAAAAGAGGTTACGAGGAGTAGAAATACTCTCCGATTCGACAGAAATCGTCTCAATAGTTCCGTGCTAAGTCTATGGTACACTAATTCTGATGATCTCCTTGGAGAACCTAATACTTCAGTTAGGTTTGAATCAGTCTATAGTTCTGAAGACGGTGTGAGATTTATAACCTCATCACTCTTGTACTATATTAAATGCCGACAGACTGCACAGGTGAGCGCAAAGTAGTCAAGGATGTACAGTCGCACCAGAATAGGGGTGGGATCCAATGGCACCTATTAAAGTGAGTAAGCCCTCACGTTCAAAGGCTAGCAAGGCTTTACGCCCTGCGAAAACAACAAGACCTAACGTTTTGAAGAAGTCTGTTAAAGTTCCGGAACGCATGTTCCGCAGCGAGAAACCTCGTTCTCTAGAGTCTGCTCCAGTATCAATCTCCAACCTTCAAGTTTTTGATGGTCCCCGTCAAGAGGGCAATCATGTCATGAACTCGGAATTGATTAATGGTTCTATCTCGGGAAGCACAACCTATACGGTTCAGTCAAAGTATAATCTGAATCCTGGTTTGGCTGCCTCCTTTCCCTGGCTTTCGACAATTGCGTCGAAATACCAGTTCTACCGCTTCAAAGCGCTTCGTTTTCGATATATCACGAGACAGTCTTCTGCGAAGGCTGGATCCCTGATGTTATCGCCGGATTATAATGTCACGGACGCCGCTCCTATTACGGAGTTGGAGGCCATGAACACTTATGACGCGGCTGAAGATGTTTGTTGGAAAGAAATTTCCTGCATCCTCAGTCCAAAACGAATGTTTGCAGTGGCAGAATGGAAGTTAATTCGAGACAGAAATATTTCTGGTGAAAAGAATCTCTATGATGCTGCCAACTTATATGTCTGTACCAGCGATTGCGCTGATACGACTGTTCTTGGGAAATTATGGGTTGATTATATTGTGGAGTTTTCAACTCCCCAAAATAGTTTTCTTTCGACCAGTAGTCCGAGAATCACTTCTCTATGGGCTATGGCAAATGACCAAACCTTTATTTCCACTCTAGACACTATTGTCAAGTTTGATACCACCGTGTATGACCCAATCAACTTCGGCGCTGTTAACAGTGCGGGTTCTTGGGAGCCGGGTTTAGCAACTAACGGTTGTTACCTTATCCATGTCAATCTCGTTGTTAATAACAACACGTCTGAAACCACCTTTTGGGAGGCTTCGGCGAAGATTAATGGAACGGCCGCTTCATCATACGGATGGACACTTGATACTTATGGTGCTGGAGCCACCGGCTCAGTATCTTTAGGCTTTACTGGAATCATCCCAATTAAAACTGGTGATCAATTCGCAATCTACCTAAAGGCTACCGGCGCGGCTGGAACGCTTAAGTTGTTTAAGAACTATTGCAGTCTGATTATTCAGATGGCATAACTTTCTTCTTCAAATCCTTCATTTGGCTGTGCCTAAGCCAGCAATCTCATCGTTTCCGATGGTGTTGATACTTGACACTGTTGGGAGTCACTATTCGCTGTGAATAGTGGGTCAATCGATTGTTCTCTTTCTAATCTTCTGCCTACGACACCAAACCCGATCGTATTGCATGAACTCGTTCATCCTAGTAGCTAATCTCAGTAAGTGCTTACTCATAATCATTATTGATTTCAACCTTGTGTTGACTTCTTTAATTTATGACTTAAGCTTACCGAAAGGCGGTGAAAAGGAATGGTTTCATGTAGCGTGACCGTTTGGATAATGTCTATGGGCGCTGACTTGAGAGAAC